GTGCGACAAAGCCGCCCCGCCTATGTTGGAGACCTTCCGGATCGTGCTGCCATACGTCAGATACAACGTCCCGCCGGAATGGATCATTCCGCGAAACGCCGATTCGTCACTGGTCGCGAAGCTCGCCACGCCAGGGACGCGGCGCAATGATCGATCAGACCGCGCGCCGTCGCCAAGCGGCTCTGCATATCCGTTGATGACGCGGCCCGCGCTTTCCTGTCTCTTGCCGCCGGGACGCGATGTGAGAGGGAAAACAATCGGCGCGCGAGGCATCAATAATACGTTGCGTACTGAACTTCATGCGTGGGAACATCCGCGACGATGACGCGCAACTCGCGTTCCGCCGCCGTGGCGTCCATGGCCGGGCCGAATGTGGGAGACGCCTTTGCCGCGAGATACATCGCCAGCGGCAGGAACAGCGCCGGGTTGATTGCATTATGGTTCGCGACGTGAACGATATTCTTAGCCTTGAGCGTGTCCAGAGCCGGGTCAACAAGATCGTCAACCACATCGTAATCGTCAGCGTTCGCCGCCTGTTGCCCCTGCTTCAATCCGAGATAGGCAAGAGCCTGATTGACCAGTTCAGCGCGGGTCTTGTCTGTCATGTCCGCACCTTTGGAGGTCTTCCCCGGCGCTTCACAAGCGCGGGCGCTTCGTCCAGAACAACCGCCGCTTCCGGATCACTGTAGTCAACAGCCCCGGAGCGTTCCTCGAAATGCCCATTGCCGCGAAGCTTGGCGCACCGATCATCGGGAACTTCCGTCCAATCCAAGCGAGTGAAAACAAACCCATCCCACTCGATAAAATCCGGCCCTGAGCCGTCGTCATTCGGATCGCCAATGAAACGGAAAAAAGCCATGCTTCACCCAGGGAAAGAGCGGGAGCCGAAGCCCCCGCCCGATGTCAGTTACGGAACGATGTAGTAGACGCCGACAAACACCGTGCCGGTATGGCCAGCGTTGGAAGCCGCGTTGGCTTCAAGCTGGATCACCGTATCGGCGCTGAAATACTTCGGACCATCCTTCAACACGCCGTTGAACGGGTAATAGATCTGGACTTCCGGCTTGATGTCAGTAACGGCATCGCCGGTCCAAACGCCAAGATTGCCAAAGCCATCGGGATCGGCGGCTTCAACGCCATTGCCGGCCCAGCCGATATCCATGTCCAGCGCCTCGGTGCCAGTGTCGATATCGTCCGCGCGGACAAAGCCATCGATCACGTAAGCGCCTTTCGGCACAATGCACATCTCGAAGATGTCGCCATCCTCGACCGCCGCGCCGATCTCATAGGTTCCGTATGCAAAGCTGACAGCCCCGGCACCGCTGCCGCGATAAACGGGGAACGTGCGAGATGCACGAGTTGACGTGAGGGTTTCCGCAACCATGATGTTTGATCCTTCTGAATGGGGGAAGGGGCGGGAGCGTCAGCGCCCCCGCCCATCAGCATTAGGCAAGGCCGGCGGTTGCGAAGTATCCGGTCACAACGCCATGATCCTTGAGGTCATCGCGGTCACCAGAACCCGAACCAAACTGCATCTTGGCAATGCCGTAGATCGCAGAGATTTCGACGCCGTGCTTGTCGCCGTAGTCGAACTTCTCTTCAACCGAACGCCAGCGACGGGCATACGCCGCGCCGACCGCCTGAGCGCCGCACAGATAGGCCCCGACCACGCGGGCGCTGGACGCGCCAACAAGGCCAATGTTCCATTCCGTCGCCGCCTGCTCGATCTGCTTGATAATCACGCCATCCCAGAGAAGATCGCCGCCCTCGAAAAGGCGCTCGTTCTCCATCTGGACAGAAACTTCGCGCTGCGCCGCCGTAATAGCGGTATCGGTCTTGAGGTCATTGAACGCAAAGGGATGCGCGTACAGGACATAATAGCGCCGCCCGTTCCTCACCGACCGGATAGGACGAATGAGCGGGTTTGCCACCGTTTCCGCGATGGACTTCATCTTGGAAACAGCCGCCGCGTTCAGCTTGTCGTTAGTGGTGTCGCAATTCGCCAGCGAAGCCGAATGATCGTTGGACGAATTGTTGGACCGAAGCGCGCCAAACAGAACACGGTCGGCGTTATCGACAAGCCATGCGTCCTTCTCAGCTTCGGACGCCACCGAATACCGCTTGCCGTTAAACCCGGCCAGCGCACGGATGATCTGGTCTTCCGTGTCCTTGAGCGACCACTCCTTGAGAACGCCTTTCGCCGCCTCACGGAGGGAAATGGCGGAATACTGCTCATCGATTTCCGCGACGCGAACGCCGTTGCGGCGCTTGTCAACGGCAATCTCAAACGAGCGGGACGCCATATCCTCTTCATTGCCCTCAAGGGTATTGGACCCCGTGATGGCGTCGTTCGTCAGTCGGTTGACCAGCGCGAAGTTAACGCGGTCGCCCTTCTTCTTGGTAAGGTTCTCCTTGACCTGGATAATCGAGGTTTCGGAAGTTCCCATTTCACCGGCGAACCTGTTCTCGGTCAGGTACTCGGTGAAAAACTGATCGTCCCACTGCTCAACAGTGAGGCCAGTCGCAACAGTCGTGTTTGCCATTGTCTTGAGCCTTCAGGCTGGCAAGACACCGCGCATGAAAAACCCGCCTCTTGGGGCGGGGGATGAATCAGCGCTTGAAGATGTCTTGCAGGGGTGTCGGCCCTGCCCATGCCGGCCCCGCGCGGGAGCCAACATTGCGGACCGTGGAAAGGTTTGAAGGCATCACGGTCGGATTGGGACGATTGGCAGGCGCGGCCTGTTGACCCCTCATTTCGGCTTCAATCTTGGCGCGTAGTTCCGCCTCGATTTTCGACCGATATCCATCAGGGTCTTTCAGGATTTCCCGCTGCTTGTGCCACTGGACTACGGCGTCGAATTTGTTTGGCGCGTTCGCGACCATTTCGACTTCATGAGGGGCTAGCGCCTGTTGCGCGACCGTATGCAACACGGCATTTTGCGGATCGACGTAATAGTCAGGCGCTTCCTGGGGTTGCGGGGCTTGCGCCCGCTGTTGAGACGCCAACAGTTGCTGCAACATCGCTTCTTGCGATGCGAGTTTCTGCCGAACATCGGCAACTTCCTCGGTGTATCGCTTGACCTTCTGTTTTTCCGCGTGAAGGGCTGCCAGCGGGACGGTCTTTGGACCTTCCGCCTGTTCCCCTTGCCGTTCAGGCTCGTTCGCCTGTTCCTCATTGCCGGGCTGTTCCGCAGCGGGGGATTCCGCCGCCTGCGCTACCGGCTGTTCCGTAGTCGTTTCCGGGCGCACGGCTTCGCCGCCGCCGGACAAGATTTCGTCCACCGACTTCATGATGTTCCTGTTTTTGTGCTAGGTCACATACGCCCGCTATCCGGCGGCGATCCGCGCTTTAATGTGTCGCGGTCACAAGCGCCCGAACCCCGGCGGCGGGTTATCTAACGCGGCGTCCCGTTTCCTTGATTTGGTCGCGGACTTCGCGTGGGTAAAGATCATAATTTCCAAGTTTGCGGATAGCCTCCTGTGTCGCCACGCTTGCAGCTATCAGGACCGTTTCGCCATCAGCATTGCGCCGCCAACACATGCCATCCGGCGTCGGCGGCGGCGCTGGATATTTCCGAAAAAACCTTGCTCGTGAAAGCGCCATGGTCAGGCCCGCGCGAACGCGGCTTCCTGCTTCATTCTTGCGGATTGATCGGCCTGCATTAGATGCGCGCCGTCCATCTCCATATCGTGTTGAGCCTTCATCGGCGCTAGTTGCGCCTCCTGCATTGTCTTGGCGGCTTGCGCCTGCTTCAACACGCCCGACTGTTCGGTCTCAAAAACCTTGGCTTGCGCGCCGCTCATTTCAATCATGGCGCGCTGTTCCGCCATCGGATCGCGCTTCGCCATGCGCTCAAGGATTTCCGCCTTGTTCTTCAATCCCGGCGCGGCCCTGATCAATTCATCCGGCGGGATCGGAATGCCAGCCTTGGCGAGTTCCGTGAGTTGCTGCCACTGCTCAAATTGCAGCGTCACGCCGTCCGGCCCGTCCGCAATGATGATGTCGCAATCAAGTTCCGCCACGTTCGGTACAACGCCGGAAATGCTTTCCGCCATCTGCGGATTCTGCGCCGCCATCATCTGCAATTGCATCGGGTCAACGTTCATCGCGACCCACTTCATGTTACGTTCGTCGTCCGTGGTCCTGATCCACTTAGGAGCCGTCCAGAACTGACGGATGCGCGCCCATACTTGGCGGAAAACGCGAATGTCCATCTGGCGAAGGCTATCGAGCAAGTCGCCTAGCGCGACCATGCCGCCTTGCTGACTGGCAAGGATGGCCCGGCCCGACGCCGCATTCGATCCTTGCGCGCCTTCGCCCATTTGCGTGGCGTTCGGCCCCTTGAGGTCAATCGACGCCTTCGCCTCCTGGAGCATCTGGAAATGCGCCGTAGCGAGGTCAGACCGCGTGTTGAACTGAAACGTATCGTTCAGCGATCCGCCAAGCGGGTTGACCACGATCACGCCATCAGGACGCGCCGCTTCCTTGCGGGTCTTTTCAATGTCCTTAACCGCGCCATCAACCATCACGATTTGCGCGGTGTTCAGAAGGTGAAGCGCCTTGGAGTTCCGCTTGTTGATCGCATCCTGAATCAGGATCATCTCGCGAACGAGACCGTAGCGGTTGTTATCCCGGTCCACATAGGCGGACTGGAACACCAGCTCGCAGGCGCTTTCGCCCTTGTCGTCAACGTAGGGCGAAGGCCCGGCCTTGAGAATCCCGCCCTTCGTGAATTCGACGAAGTGCCATTCTTCATCCCGCTTCAACCACATCTGGACAATGCGGACGCGCTGGCGTTTGCTATCGCCCCAGACCGCATATTTCGGCTTGTCGTCATACGTGTCCGAAGCCGGCGTATAGGCCAGTGTCGCCGTCAGAATGTCATCGCTATCGGGATAGAAACGCTTGGCTTCCGCCATGTCCATCCATTGGACCGTGCCCAGGTATCCCGCATCGGAAAAATCCGTTTCCGCCGAATGAGGGTCCCAGA